GCGGCCATCTCCATATCGGAGGGATCAATCAAGGCGTCCTCCTGGATACTCGTCAGCCGTTTCATTAGCGTGGAAAATGCGTTCATGCAGCGCATCGAGCAGAACAGCCATCGTTGCGCGTAGCGTCGCGGGTCGGTGCGAGGGAGTGCTGCGTTGAAATGACCAAAGCCGCGCGCTTGCCGAGAGCAGACTGCACATGTCACGCGGCCTCCAGATAGCTTTGATTTGCGGCATGCACCACCCGCCGGATGGCGTGCTTGTTGAACTTGAACGTGAGCAGTGCCGAGGCTTGATAGCGGGTCAGGCCGAAGTCCGTCATCGCTTCCGGGGGCAGATAGCGCAGTTGCCCCGGGGTCGGCCCCTCGTTCAACCAGCGCCGGGTCTTGTGAGCGGCGTCATCCGTCTCCTGCTCGTTGAGCCAGTCATTGGCCTGCGCCAGGCACACCGTGCGCTCGCCCACACCCAGCAGATGCGCCGCCGATTTTTCTTGTCCGCCGACCGCGTACCAGCGCCCTTCGAGGAAGAACACGCCCGCCCAGGCCTTGAATCCACTTGCGAGCAAGGCGCAGTCATCGCCAAAGAGGTCGCACCAGGAGAAGTTCGAACGCTTCAGCAGATCGATCTCGGTCATCACGAAATCATCGAGTGCGCTCTTGTCGGCGGGTTTGTCCTGCTTGAAGCAATGGCCGCAGAGCGGGCATTCGCGGGACGCCATCGGAATCTGCGCGGCGCAGTCGGGACACTCCTTGGTCAGCGCCTCGCCATTGCCCTCGAAGCCGTCGAGATCAACTTCTTGCTCGAGGCTGCCATGCACCAAGGAGGCCGTGCCGAAATCGAGCACGATGCAATCGGTCTTGATAACGCCGGGATGCTCGGCGGGATCGACGATGCGCAGGCCCCGGCCGATCATCTGGATCAGCGTGGATTTGTAGGAGCTCGGACGAAGGAGAACGATGCAACTGGCCGGGGTGTAGTCGTAGCCTTCGGTCAGCACCGCAACATTGACGATCACCTTCAGGTGGCCCGTTTCAAACTCGGCCAATGTGGTTTTGCGCTCGGTCTCCGACATATCGCCATGCACCACGGCGGCCGGCACGCCCTCGACGAGGAAGGCATGGCAGACGGCCTGGGCATGTGCCACGGTGGCGCCGAACGCGATGGTCTTGCGTCCCATCGCACGCTCCTTCCAGTGCCGAACTACGGCAGCATTGACGGGGGACGTGTTCATGATCGTGGCGACCGCAGCCATGTCGTAGTCCTCGGTAAGCTTTTTCACGCCATCGAGTGCGTCGCGCGTACCGACATCAATGACGAAGGTGCGCGGGGACACCAGATGCCCGGAACGGATGAGTTCGCCCAGCCGGATCTGGTCGGCCACATTGGAGAACACCGCGCGCAGACCCTTGCCATCGCCCCGGTTGGGGGTGGCGGTGAGGCCGTAGATCAGTACACGGGGATTTCGCGCTAGAGTGGCGTCGATCACTTGCCGGTAGGTGCGCGCCGCGCTGTGGTGCGCTTCATCGATCACCAGAAGGTCGAGGGTCGGCACTTGGTCAAGATTGCGGGCCAGCGTTTGCACCATCGCAAACGTGGCCTGGCCCTCCCAGGATTTTTGACGGGCATCGAACACCGAGGTGGTGATGCCCGGATTCACGCGCGAGAACTTGCTCTGGTTCTGCGCGGTGAGTTCGTCACGGTGGGCCAGCACACAGGCCTTGGCATCGGGGTGGGCGAGAAACTCGCCTGCGGCACCGGACAGGCAGATGGTCTTGCCCGAGTTGTGGGTGACGGTAAAGTCTCCCAACAAATATCGGTGATCGGCGTCGACGGTGAAACCAAAGTAGTCGCCTCTGCCAACCGAATGAACGGTGAAGCCAGTGCGCAGTACGTCCTTTATCTGTTTGCGCGCAGCAGCCTGCTTGCGTATCACGCGTGTGGGAATCAAATCGGTGGCACCGCTAATATGCACGCGCCAATAGAGCTTCCCGAGTACATGCTTTTGCTTGAGGTTGGCCATGAAACCCAGACTGCGCGCCATGAAAGCCACCTGATGCGCTAGACATGCGGAGACGCTGGAGTACTCAAACACCGTCTGGTGCGACAAGTGGCCATCGGTATCAAGCAAACCAGCCAACATAGCCAATCGCCTATCTCGGCTGCCAAGCAGACAGTAATCTGGCACGAACTTCTCGCTCGCCCCTTTGCCGTGCAATCCGAGTTCGCGCAAAGCATTGATCAGGGGATTTCTCGCGCCCAGCGAATACACCAGATGGTATGTGTTGGCCTGATTCCCTGGTATCTGCTCGGTCCGAACTCGCAATCCAAATTGGGGTGCACGATCAAAAATGACTTCGGCAATTTCAACGTCTGGGGTAGTAATGTTCACGCCATGCTTCATGCCGCCGTCACCGAGCAGAATTCCCAGAAAATAGGGGTCAATTGGTGACCACAAGGACCGCTCAGGAAAATCTACTGCTACACGTATCAGTTTGTGAAGGTGACGGAATGTCGCAGATTCAGCCAAGTAATCGGGCAGCGAGATGTCTACCACTTCACCTGACCTGTTGCGGCCGCGCTTGAGGTCACCCTCGTTGGTTCGTGCCAAGGTCAAAATGTGGCCGTGGTTGACCACAAAGGGCAGGCCCTTTAGCGGGCGAATCTCAAACATTGCGTCGATGCCTCGGTGCAAAGTAAGGACGCGCCGTGGCCTCCCATCTGGTCCCATGAGGAATTCATCAACCTCAATGTCTTCTACTGACTTGAGCGACCCGTCGTACATTAGGATGGGCGTGCCCGGTGCGTGGCAGCCGGTTGGCGCTATCCCCAGCGTATTGCCGTGGGCTTTAAGCGCCCCGACACAGCGCGTGACGAACTCGCGTTGGCGCGGTCTGAGAATCATGGCCGTGCCTCCTTACTGCGCCCAGGTGGGACGTGTGGGAACAGCGGGGGCGGGAGCCGGCGCAGCGTGTGCCGCTGGCGCACTGCTGCTGAATCCGCCCGCGGGGAGGGGTGCGCGACTGACTGCACCCATCAATGCCGCGTATTCCTTGCTGTCGGGCTGGATCGCGGCCTTGACGACATTCTTGTTCTCGCCGTTCTGATCTTTTTCAACGTCGATACGGGCAACGAGTTCGACACCGTCCAGATCGGCAAAGCCACGGATGCGGCGAGCGGTTTGCCCCTGGGGTGTCTGGTCAGCCGGATGGATGCCACGCGCCGAGTTGAGGATGGCACGCAGAAAGCTGCGGCCCATGTTGGTCCAATCCGGCCCCTTGGGGCTGTAAAGACCGATCAGGCCGAACACCACGCGCTTGGCAAACGGGCCTTCGAGGATCGTGAACTTGGCGTTGAGATACACCGATCCGGTCTTCTCCGAGCGGGTGGCATAACCGCCGGTCCAGCCCTGAGCCGCGTCGTCGTAGCCGCCCGGACGAATGGTCATGATGACCTTGGCCAGCGTCTTGGGCGGGATCAGGGCGAACTCGCGCTGATCCTCGGCATCGTTGAAATCGTTCCAGGCGGCGTTGTTGGAAGTGCTGTTCATGTAATTTCTCCTTTGCGTTACTGCGCGCGGGGCGCGGTGATCTTGGAAATAAGGCGGCCCAGATGCGGCTCCTCGACGACGTCGAGGCGACCGGAACGGTCTTTGGCCGGGTAGCCCCAGGGATTGATGTGCTGGCAGACGAAGGCGCGATAGGGCGTGCCGTCATCGGCCTTTAGGACGACCATTGAGATGACTTGATCGAGGATCCCTGGCAGTTCCAGTGAGGCTTTGGCGCCGTCGAGTTGGGGCGAGAACACCTTGCGATTGAAATCATCCAGTTTCTCGTCGAGAATGCCGACCAGCCACACGTCCTTGCTCCGGATGTGCTGCCACTGGGTAAGCCAGGCAATCAGTTCGCCGCCATGCAGGCCATACGCGCCGCGGTTGTCGGCCTTGCCGGTCTTCTCGCTAAAGGCCTGCGGCTGGCCCTTGGACCACTGCAGGCAGAGGCGCCCGGCGACGGTAATCGAGTCGACGAAAATCAACGAGTACTTGCCGAGAAGCGCCGGATCGCCGTACTGAACGCAGACCCGGTCGTAGTGCGCCTGGCTGTAGGACTGGTCCTCACGGAACGCTGGATTCGGGCCACCAATGAAGCAGGCGAGATCGCGGCACTCCGGCCAGGTCCGGGGACGCACGGTATCGCTCGGCCAGTCGCGCACCGCGAGGTCGCCATCCTCCATATCGACGAACAAGGCACTGATCGCCTCGGTGGTTTTGAGCAAGGTCGTCTTGCCGACACCGGCGGGCCCCAGGATGACGCCGGAAGAGCGGCGGTTTTCAGCGAGGCGTTGATCGGCGGTGATGATGGGAAAGGCCATCTCAGACCTCCCCATCGAAAATTACGCCAACCTTGTCGGATCCGACCGCGCCACGGTTACGGGCCAAGTCATGCAATTTCCGCAGGGCGTGAAGCTGTCCGCCGATGTGGGAGAGTTCGGATTCCAGTCCCTGGATGGAAAAAGCGAGATCGTCGACGCTGGCATCTTCAATCTGCAGACCATCGATGGTGGGATTGCCGCCGCGACCCGGTACGCGAACGGTAGCCGGCAGTTCGGACAGAAAAACGGACTTCTTGCGCAGTGATTCAATGATATTTTTCAGCATGGTGATAACTCCGAGAGCAGCGCGAGGCGATAGGTGGCCTTGCCTACCTTGACCGTGCGCGCGGGGGTGAATTGGGAGCGCAGGGATTCCTGCCAGGCCAGGTACTTGGTTTCGCTGACGCGGTAGGACGTCTCGATGAACTCGGCAGGGTTGTCGCCGGCCGCTGCGATACGAGCGATGAGCTCGGACAGCTTCTTCTGATCCCACTCGACCTTTTTGGGGAGATCAGCGGTGACGCGCACATCGCCGTCATCGAAATGTACGACGCCGGTATCTTTGCCTTGGGCGAGCCGCAGCGCTTTGGCTTGCTGGGCGTAGCGCAGGTCGATGGCGTTCTCGATGTGCTCCAACTGCTTTTTGGCCCGAGTCACTTCCGTCATCGCCGCGATCAGCGCTTTTTGCAGAACGTCGGGAGCGGCTGCAGATAGTTGGGAGGCCGGCAGGGCGGCGAGTTGGGCTGGAAGTAGGCTGTTCATGCCGCATCTCCCGCCACGACGCGCTCAGAGGTACTCTTGCGAAGACTGTCGGCTTCGTAAGCTTCAACATCTTCGACGCGGTACAACACGCGCCCCTGGAGTTTGAGAAAGACAGGCCCAATTCCAGCGGTGCGCCAGCGTTCCAGCGTGGCCTCGCTAACGTCCCAACGGTCCGCCAGTTGGCGTTGGTTTAGGTGTTTGACACTCACGTTTATCTCCTTTCATGTTGTTGCGATAACGTGAGGAGATTTTGGAAGTCGGCGTGTACGGGCGTATATAACCAACTGGTACGGGCTGAGGTACGGGCTGTGCTTTTTTGAAGTATTTCGAGCCCTAAAATGCGAAAAACCGCCCGAAGGCGGTTTCGCGTGGGGTGGGCGGTTTAGCCCGGGTCAGTTCAGGAGAAAACCGTAGTTGCCGTTTTCGTCCCTGGTGATGTACTCCTCCCAGAAAGAGTTACCGCTGAAGATGTTTTGCAGGCGATGGCTGCGTCCTTGCTTGGCGGATCCGTAAACCGCCGCAAGAATTTCCCCGGCAGGAGCTGCCCGCCGGCCATTGGAAAACTGTTCAAATAAATACCGAACCACCGCCACCTGGCGCTTGCCCTTTATCACCCACGGCTTGCTTGATTTCGTGCTGATGACCAGCGTGTTGGAGTACGGATCGAATCGCACAGGAAGGGATGAGTCCGGGTTACCCGTTGAGCTGGAGGACATGTACCGGTGAATGAGATCAACGTCGATGCAGGGGCTTTCTGAATGCGCGACCAGTACCTCGCGCATGGACATCACGCGATACTCGCGGGGCGCCTCAATGACATCAGGTAGGGTGCGTCCACTACTCAGAATCAACCCCTGGTCGGGTAGTTTCCTTGATCGAAAATGGCCGATAACCTCGGCTACACGGGCCGCGAGGTTGCGCACGAACCAGATATCGGTATGTGCCGATCCAATCCGTGCTTTGCCAAGGTGCCAGAGAGCGCCGTCGAGAAAAGGCGTATCGATCCCCTTTCGTTGTGCGTGCGGAATATCGAGCAGCGTCGCCACCTGATTCAGTAGCTTCGGTGCCGATATGGCTAAGACCGCCGCGTCTGCGCTCGATACATATTTCTTGCGAAACGTCTCCGGACTGCGGTACCAGTATTGACCGCGCTCGTCGTCCTCTTCCAGATCGACGGCTACGCATTCATCCCCGATATGCGCGGGGTAGGATCCAACGTATCCGATACGCTCCATCCATGCGGATGTCTCATCAGCCGTAAGTGAAGTGCGGCCAACCACGTGCCAGCCCGGCAGGCCTTGCAGGCGCTGCCCATCGGCGTCGGTCATGCCCTGGCCGGACTCCTCAAAGAAGTCAAGCAACTCAAGCAGCAAGCGCGTGGACAGTGGCTGTAGCGCCATCGCCG